ACTTTGTGCCGATTGACCCTAGAGAGTGGCATAGCGAGTTTGACGTTGTGGTGCAGGTTGGTTTGGGTACGGCTGATGACGAGCAGAAGATTGCGTTCCTTACGCAGATTGCTCAGAAGCAAGAGCAAATCCTGATGCAGTTGGGTGCTAACAATCCTGTGGTAACTATGTCGCAGTATGTGAACACCCTGCGTAGCATTGCTGAGATTGGCGGGTTTAAGGATGCTGACCAGTTCTTCAACAGCCCAGAGCAGATTGCCATGATGGAACAGCAGATGGCGCAACAGCCTCAGCAGGGCGACCAAGCGGCACAGGCTGAGATGCAGGCTGAGATAGCTCTGAAGCGTGAGAAGATGATGCTGGAGATTGAGCTGGAGCGCGAGAAGATGCAGATGGAACTAGAGCTTCGCAGGCAAGAATTAGCGGCAGAGGCAGAGCTAAGACAGCTAAAAGCCTACACTGACGCAGAGATATCAACCAACCTACCGAGAGGGTAAAGAGATGCCAGTAACAATTTCAGGCGGCACACTTTCAGGCGGCACAACAGCAACTGGTGGCGGCGACACAGGCGGTTATGATGTTTTTGGCACTGGCACTGCTGACGACCCAACTCGCGGTGGGAAAACCATACAGGACATCAGCGGTGGTGGTTCAGATGACCAAGGCTATGTTGACGCGATAAGGAATAACGTACAGCGTCAGGTTGAGCTTGCTGAAAATTACCGCAATATGGTAGAGCAAGGCAGAAACATTGGTTACCAAAGTTACTTTGACTTAGCTCGGCGTGGCGGGATTATTCCTAGCCAATTTGGCGGCGGGGGTTTTTTAGACAAGATTCCTCAAATGGGGCTTGTTTCTCAACTTTTTAAGGGCATAGGTCAATTCAGTTCCAGAAATATTATGGAAGGTTTGGAAAAGGGCTACACCCCTCAGTACAACGCGATAGGACAGATTGTCGGCACTTTTAACCCAGAGACAGGTCAGTACGGCGCTGGCACTGTTAGCTCTCGCATTGACCCAAACAACCCGCAAAACACGATACTAGACACGCCTACTGAGCAAGGCGATGATAACCCGCCCATGATAATGGGTGGCGGTGGTGGCTCTACAGCCCCTGAAGTTGCCCCAGAAGTATCAATGATAGCGCCAGAACTACGCTATCCAGCAGGCGGCATTTACCCAGAAGAGGGTATGTATCGGCGCACAAGCTTGCTGGATGAAGCCCCGCGAGTTTACGGCGGTTTACTGGCTGGATATGACCAGCCACAGTTTGCTGAAATGAATGTAGGGTTTAGACGGCCAACAGACGTTGGTTTATTCCAAGACCCTTATGATGTAACAGGATATAGCTTAATATGAACGAAGGTAAAGTCAGGGAAAGTATGGAGCGCGGCGAGAAAGCGTCAGCGTTGTTACGAAATGAATTATTGCAAGAGGCTTTTGATAGACTTGAAGCAGATTTTATACAGGCGTGGAAGGCGAGTTCTGTGGAAGATTCACAAAACCGTGAACGGCTGTATATGTTATGTCAGAACTTGTCAGCCCTCAGAGGATATCTCGAAGGGGTGGTTACGGATGGCAAACTGGCTAAGGCGCAACTAGATGAGTTGCAAAACCGCATAAAATTTGAGAAAAGGTAAATAGATATGTCCAATAACTCGCAAGAGACTGGCGCAATTTCGATTGATGAAGCAATGAACAGCCTATTAGCAACACCCCCTGAAGAGGACAAGGTAAGTGATGGGCGGCTAGGAGAAGAGGCAGAAGCCGAAGCTCCGACACTGGAAGCAGAGGCCGAGGCAGAGGAAGCCGAAGAGGTTGAATATGTCGAGGATGATGAAGAAGGTGAGTATGATACTGACGAGGTAGAAGAAGAGGAAGAGGTCGAGCAACCTGATGTGTACACTGTCAAAGTAGACGGTGAGGAATATGAGGTCACGCAAGACGAGCTTCTGAACGGATACCAGCGCCAGCAGGCATACACCAAGCGTAGTCAAGAACTCGCTGAACAGCGTAAGGCTTTTGAAGCAGAAGCCTCACAGGTTGCTCAGATGAGGGATGCTTACGCACAGCAGTTAGAGCAGTTGTCTCAACAGCTTAATCAGGTCAACGAGCAAGAACCTGATTGGGCGGCACTGGCTAAGGAATACTCTGCTGAGGAGTTAATTGTTTACAAGGCGCAACTTGACCAGCAAAAGGAATATGCGAAGCAAGTTGAAGCTGAGAAGCAAGCCATAGCTCAACAGCAGGCTCAGGAGCAACAAGCTCAGATGCAACAGCATCTGGCTTCTCAGAGGGAAGAAATGCTTAACCGCATCCCTCAGTGGCGTGATGAGGATATTCGCACAAGTGAGCGCGAACAAGTCATCAAATACGCTCAACAGAGTGTAGGATTTTCGCCGCAAGAAATAGCTAATGCGTCTGACGCACGGGCTATCGAATTGCTTTATAAGGCGTGGCAATGGGACAATCTTCAGCAGAAGAAACCCGCCGCGAAGAAGAAGGCAAGCAAAGCTCCTAAGATGGCCAAGGCTGGGCAACCAAAGACGAAGGCTCAAGTTGCAAGTCGTTCAAGGCAGAGGTCTCTAAAGAGGCTCAATAATGAGCGTTCTGTAGATGCCGCTGTTAATTACTTAATGGGTAACTAGCTAATAGAAGGAATTTAAAAATGGCTACACATACTACTCAAACCGCAGTCGGTGAGCGCGAAGACCTCGCCGATGTGATTTACCGCATCGACCCAGATGAAACACCAATCTTTTCTGCTCTGAAGAAGGAAACCTCAAACGGTATCTTCACTGAGTGGCAGGTACAGGAATTGGCCAGCGCATCTGCAACCAACTACGTCAATGAAGGTGCAAATGCTACATTTGCTACGCCAACAAGCACGACCAGATTCGGTAATTACCATCAGATAAGCGTGAAAGACGTGGCTGTATCTGGGACACTTGAATCGGTTGATAAAGCAGGCCGTGACCGTGAAATGGCATACCAGCGCGTTCTGAAATCATTGGAACTGCGCCGTGACATCGAAAAATCAATCGGTGACACAGACGTAGCCCGTGACGGTTCAGACCCTCGTAAGTCAGCTTCACTGACTTGCTGGATGACAAACGGCTCAGTTGGTGCTGGTGGTTCATTCGCAACAGGCGATGGCACAGACACCATCACTGGCGGTACAGACCGTGCGCTGACACTTGCTCTTATCGAAGATGGGATGCAAGATGCTTGGGAAGATGGCGGCTCACCAAAGATGCTAGTAGCATCTGCGACTAACCGCGCAAACTTCTCAGACCTGTCAGCAACTGGCAATCTGGTGTCAAACGATGTCAACATGACAGCGGCTAAGGCAACAACTTACGTTGGCTCAACTTCTGTTTACCTGACAGACTTCGGCACACTGGACGTTGCACCGTCACGCTTCATGGGCAATGACCGCATCTTCCTAATCGACCCAGACTTCGCATCACTTTGCACCCTGCAAGGCCGTAACTTCGCTGAGAAGGACATTGCCGCAACAGGTGACGCAGAAAAGATGCAGTTGATTACCGAGTGGTCGCTGAAGGTGCAAGCACCAAAGGCACACGCTGTAATTTATGACCTAGACGGTTCATAAGTTAGAAAAACAAAGAGAGGGGCGGCAACGCCCTTCTCACCTTTCAGGGGGTAATATGGACAGAATACTAAAGACAGACCCGCTTGCTGGCACTCAGGTCAAGATGAAGCAGGGCAGACATGGCGATACTGTTATTGAGCAGAGCCAGACCTTTGACAATCTTCTCAAGATTAACAAGCACATGGCTGACGATTGGCGCTATGGGCAGATGACAGGCACACAGAAGCATATGGCTCATGTGGCAGAAATCCCTAATGTGCTGTATAATGAGCTTGTGCAGAAGTTCGGCAAGCCTGCTGATAATCCGAAGGCTTGGAAGCAGTGGCTGAACAATAACGAAAACAGAGTATTCAGAACGGGCGGCGGTCACTTATGAGCATTGGTAATTACGCAGAGTTGCAGGCGGCTGTTGCCAACTTTATGGCACGGAGCGATTTGACTAGCCAGATACCTGACTTTATTCAGATGGCTGAATCACGCATGAGCCGTGAGCTAGAGACACGCGAACAGGAAAAGCGCTCTCAGGCAACGCTGACTGCTGGTGATGAGTATATCTTACTGCCGAATGATTTTCGTGAAGTGCGCGAAGTAAAGATAAACGCCTCGCCTATACGGGTGCTAACCTATTACAGCCCATCTGCTTTGGATAGTATGTATTCCTCAAATGGGCAGGGTATGCCAGAGGGTTACAGCATTGTGGGTCTGGAAATGAAGATGCGGCCTATACCAGATTCAGCATATGCGTCTGAGATTGTTTACATTGGGTCACTGCCAAACATTAGCGCTGTAACAACGCCTATTTTGTTTACCAGAAGCCCCGACTTGTATTTGTACGGTGCGCTGGCAGAGGGTTATGCCTATCTTTTGGACGAGGCCAGAGCCGCGCAGTACGACCAGAAATTCACCCGCATCTTAGAAGAGATTAAGGTGGACGAACAGAGAAGTCATTACGGTACAGGTTCTCTGCAAATTAAATCAGCCTATTCACAGCAAAACGCACAAGCGGAGAGATAAATATGTCTGCAATGAGTGATTACCTAGAGAATGAAATTCTCGACCATATCCTCGGCACTGGTGCTTATACCATGCCGACAACTGTTTATGTTGGCCTATCCACAGGCTCTTTTAATGACGATAACTCAGGCACGGAGCTTTCTGGCTCTGGCTACGCTCGTCAGAGCATCGCCTTCAATGCGGCATCCAATGGCACAGCCGACAATAGCGGCGCGGTGGACTTCCCAGCGGCTACTGGCTCATGGGGTACTGTTAGCCACTTCGGTTTGTTTGATGCTAGCACTGGCGGCAACTTGCTTATTCACGGTGCGCTGACTGCTTCTAAGGCAGTGGCAACAGGTGACATTCTTCGTGTTGCCGCAGGTGACATGGACATCACAGCCGCTTAAAGGGCTAGATAATGGCGAAGGTAGACCAGTTAGATGCTTGGGGTACAGTCGATAGTCTAAACGCTTATGGCACAGTAGATGACTTAGACAACCTTGTAATGCACGAAGCCGCCTCAGCAGTGAGCGCGGCTTTAACTGCATCTGCATCTTTGACGGTTGATAAGCTACACACAGCGCAGGCCGCTGTAGACATTGCGGCAACAGCCACATCTGCTTCTGGCAAGATTATGGAGATTGCGGCATCTGTGACGGCTGTTAATACGGCTGTCGCTTTGTTTGCGAAGGTTAAGCCATTTGAGGCGCTGGTTAATGTGGCCAACACTGCCACTGCCACGCCAACCATTTACAGGCAGGTGGAAGCAACCGCCTCAGCGGCGATTACAAGCGCGCTGAGCGTCAATGCCACGTTTGCGGGTGCATCTGCCGTATCTGGTGCAGTTACCACCTCAGCGCCGTTTACAGCGCAATACAAGGCAGAAATGTCAGCGCTGATAACCATGACACCCACCGCCACTATGAAGGTGATAGGTGATGATTGGTCTCCAGTGGCAAATGGGGCAGAAGTGTGGTCGGATGTGACGCTAGGAACTGAGGTTTGGACAGTGCCGACTGTAGGCACAGAAACATGGGTGAACGTATGATACCTTTCGGCGAATGGATGCCTGACCAACCAGACCATATGAATCAGGGCTTGATTACGGCTACTAACGTGATACCAGCGGCTGGTGGATATCGTGCTATGAAAGGCACAGTGGCTATCAGCAACTCGGCTGATGATAGAATACGAGGCATTTTTTCTGTTAAGGACAACAATGGCGATGTGACTTTATTTGCAGGAGATGCTGGCAAGCTGTACACCTTCAATACAGGCACAAGCAATTTAGATGATAAGAGCAAGGCTGGTGGGTACAATCTTGCTGGCGCAGAGCGCTGGCGGTTTGTGCAGTTTGGAGATATAGCCATAGCGGCAGGCGGGGTTGATGAGGAGCTTCAGTATTGGGATGTAAATGCCTCGACAATTTGGGCGGATGTTGCAGGCGCTCCCAAAGCAGATTTCATTGCCGTGGTGCGAGATTTCGTGTGGACGGCTAATATTGATGAGGGTGCAGGCCGAAAGCCTATGCGGGTAAAGTGGTCAGGTTTTGGCGATTACACTAGCTGGACTGCTGGCACTGACCAATCAGACTTTCAGGACTTGCCAGATGCGGGTCAGATTACTGGTTTGGTTGGCGGTGAATATGCGACCATCTTGTGCGAAAGAGCTATCTTCCGCGCCACCTATACTGGTCTGCCTCTAGTGTTTCAGTTCGATAAGGTTGAGAGTGTTCGTGGCTGTAGGTTGGCTGGCTCTGTGTGCAACTATGGACACCTGACATTCTTCTTGGCTGATAATGGCTTTCATATGTTCGATGGTCAAAAAGCTACGCCGATTGGCAACGAGAAGATAGACAAGTTCTTTGAGAACGACTTTAATAGCGCCCACCAAAACAGGGTATCAGCCAGCGTTGACCCGCTAAACCAGATTGCGGTTTGGTCGTACCCGTCACAGGCTAGCGCCTCTGGTCAGCCAGATACAATACTGATTTATAACTACAGCTTGAACCGCTGGTCACTGGCTAGAACGCCAACAGACTTTGTTGCACCGTTGTTTAGCTCTAGCTACACAGTTGACGATTTGGACAGCTTGGCGGCTACAGTGGACGCTCTTGCCATTCAGCTTGATAGTCCATCTCTGCGCGGTGGTCAGTTCTTCTTCGGGGCGGCGATTGATGATAAATTATATTCCTTTAC